CCTACATCAATCCTGCCGCCCTACTACCGGACGCGGCTCAACGTGTACGAGTGTCCTTATCACGGGACCTTTTTCTCAGCGGTATTTGTAAACTGGCCCGCCAACCTTATGTGTTAGATTGTTTTGCCTTGATATTTTGTTCTAGCAATGCCTGTTTGAGTTTGTCTGATCCGCCTACTCTAACATTAATGATACCGTTATAGTATTCATCTGTTTCAAGTACACGCCTATCAAATTGTTCTCGTGCCTCTATGTAGGACATTTCGCCTCTACCTTTACATAGGTATAGTATTTCTCGTGTAAACTTGTTTTCGCCTAGTTGAGCTACATCTGCGTTTAGTCTGTCACTGGATCCCCAGTAATCTCTCCAATCGCTTTCTTTGTAACCTCGTCTTTTATTTTTTCTGCCTTTAAGTGGTGGCTTGGTAGTTTTAAACTTTGCTAGTTTTTTACCTATGTATTTTTGGCCTGTAGTGGTATTAGTTATAAGATAAACAAAGCCTTCATACTCATTTGGTATTTCGTCAATTGTCTTGCCTTCATAAGTCCACTGCATGAACTTACTTACCTGTGCCTATTATTTTTTTGCCTCTGTTTTGGTTTTGAACTTCTCGTGTATCTCATCGCCTCTAATTTTGCTTAGTCTACGTATTTCTCTAAGCCATTTTCTGCTTGCTCGATGTGTTCTAAAGCTCAGCCTCTTTTCAAAGTTTTCGTTTGCTTTGAAATATTCTAAATAGGCTTTTACTAATTGATCATGTATGTCATCATCAATCATAGTACATTGCCTTTAGTGTAATTGGATTAGTACCAGTAGCATGAGCTGCTAACTTTGTATGACAGTCGCCGCCAATGCCTTTTAAAAATGCACGTTCAACTTGTGCTTGTGCAAATGTAGTTGCATGATTAACTTTCTTAACAACGTCTATAACTTCTTGATTGTCTTTTCTAGTTTGTAATGCAATAACACCTTGACCAACAGCTGGTATAGTAGGTACTCGCAACCAAGTACGGTGAATGTCTAATGCTTGTAGACCTGCTTCGGCTAAAATTATTGCATCATAATCTTTGTTATCAAGTTTTTCAAGTCTGGTATCAATATTACCACGTATGGGTTTAATTTTTATATCTAAGTTTTTATACAACTCTTTTAGTTGTGCTATACGTCTTGGACTACTAGTACCAATTGTACATCCATATCCTACACTTCCAATTAAGACATCATGTGGACTATTGCGTTTTAGCATTGCTGTAATAGACAAGTCTGGATGTTCTTCGCCGGGCATGTCTTTCAAACTGTGTACAGCAACATCAATGTCGCCTTCTAGTAGTTTTGTTTCTATTGTGCTACAAAAAACACCCTTGCCGCCAATTTCATAAATTGGTACATCAGGATTTAAATCTCCGTCAGTTTTAATAGTTATAATTTCGGTATCACAAGAAAGTTCTTTGCAGGCTCTTTCAGCATATGCAAGTGCTAGTTTACTTCCTCGTACTCCAATTTTTAGTTTCATTCTACAATGTCAATATCATTTTCGTATGATGTAAAGCCGTTTTCTTTTACAACTCTCATCACATAATTGACCCTTCCTATTAGTTCGTCCTTATGTGAAATAAGGAACACATTTTTATCACCAGCTCGGCCCATCTTTTTAAGAACAGCTAACGAACCTTCTACACCGGCAGTGTCCATACCACTATCAATAAGCTCGTCGATAAACAACAAGTTAATTTTTTGATATAAACTTTCCCAAACATCTCTAAACGCAAAGCTCATGCCTAAGATAAGTCTGTTACGTTCACCTCTTGATAGATTATCAAAGTCTAAATCTTGACCAAGCTGTGTAATTTCAACAGTTAAATCATTTTGGAATATAACACTATGCGGTAATCCTAGTTTATCTAAGTAATATGTAAGTCTGTTGTTTAGATATGCTAAGTTTTGATCAATAATCTTTTTACGGATAAAACTATCTTTGTTTGTTAGTAGTTTCAATAAAAAGTCTTGATGTTCTTTAAATGTTGTAAGTTCGTTGACTGGTGTCCAATCAATTTCTTGTATTGCACTGTTGTTCAATTCATCTATTTGTGCTTGGTAAGGGTCAGCTTCGTTTTCTTTTGCGCTAAGTGCAGTTTTTAAACTATCAACGTTTTGTCTATGCTCGTATGCTTCTTTGGCAGTTTCGTAAAATACACTAGGCTTTCCGTTGATGTCTCCAATGTCAGACAGCGACTTAGTAACATCAATAAGTTTATCGCCTACTTCTTTTTGATACGATAATGCATCGTCAAGTTCTTTAGCTTTACGGTCTGCAATTTCTGTTTTTTTGTCTACATGTAGTTCTTGGCCACATGTATAACACACAGCATCTTCAAGATCTGCGATGTCTTTATTAACTTTTTCAACACTTTTGTCTGCACGTTGTAGTGCTGGTTCTAAAGTACTAAGTTCCTTTTTAAGAGCCAAAATAGCATTGTTATGTTCAGTCCAATTTGATAATTTATCATGCGAATCTAATTCTATATCAATGTCTAAATGCTCTAATTCGTCGATTGCAGATGCTAATTTATTTACATCTTGTTGTTTTTTAGCAAGCCATGCTCGTTGTGTGCCTTGTAGGCTACTAATAGTACTTTCAATTTTACTATTTGCAGTTTGCATTGCTTCAATTTTTAATGTTTCGGTAGTAATAGACTCTTTAGTGATACGTGTTTGCTCTTTTAGTGCATCAGCTTTCTCACTTAGGATAGTAATACCAAGTAACTGTTCAATAATAGCACGTTGATCGTTTTGTCTCATGCTAAGAAACGGCTCAGTGTAAGTGTTTAGTGCAACAATATGCTTAAACATATCATGACTCATGTCAAGTAAGCCGTCAATGTCCTTTTGTGTTTGTCGGCTGTCGCCTTGTGACTCGTCTACTAGTTCTTGTTCTTGGTCATTAACAAAGAACTTTAGTACATTAGGAGATCTTCCACGTTCGATTCTATAATCTACATTGTTTTTTTCAAAATGTAGTGTAACTAACATGCCTTTGCTGTTAGTTTTATTAATTAAGTTGTTTGCTCTAATGTTTGTTAGGGCTTTTCCGTACAATGCATAGCTAAGTGCATTAATAATAGTAGTTTTACCTGTACCATTACGTGATCCACTATCGTCTCCGCCTTGATCTAAGTTTTCTCCAAGCACAAGTGTTAAGTTTTCTCTGTTAAAGTCAACAGCTTGGGTTTGATTACCCACACTCATAAAATTTTTGACGGTTAAATCTTTAATTTGTATCATAGTTCGTTATAAATATCCATTAGCATCTTTTTATTAAAGTTGTCTGAGTCAATTGCATTGATTTCACCTGCAACAATTTGATCAACACTTTCAAATTGTTGAATATCTAGTTCAGTTGATATTTCTTCAAGTTGTTTTTGTGGTATAAGACTAATTTCTCTACAACCAAAGTTATTAATAAAGGTTTCTTTAATAAAACTAGCTTCTTCGTAGCTAATAGGTAAGTCTAAGTTTACCCGTAAATACATATTTGGCTTAATTAGTGTTGCTTGTTCGTCAATTAGCTGACTTAGTTTAACTGTTCTATACTTAGGACAGTCTGGCCAATCAATATATTCTGGTTCTTTGTTGTTTTCTCTGTCAAGTATCATCATACCACGGTTGTCATCCCATGCATCCGCATAATTGTGTGGAAATGCGTTACCAATATAGTGTATTTTGCCTTGTTTTTGTCTTTTGTGAAAGTGTCCAGAGAACACATACTCTTGATGTTCAAAATGTTCAGCTTTCAGTTCGCCGTGGTCGGGCATCTGCACCATTGCGTTCATATAAAAACTAGGAAGTTCAAAATGACCAAACATGTATTTGCTTTTTATACTTTTAATTGTTCGCCATTCATCACCTACTAACCACGGAACAAGAGCAACATCATCTTCAATGTATACTTCGTCAATAAATGTAATACCAGGAATGTGTTTTGCAAATGCTGTACTATTAACATCACGTTTGTCTTTGTAATACAAGTCGTGGTTGCCATCAAAGAAGTAAAACTTCTCAAAAGACTTGCCTAACTTTTCCATACAGCGTATTGTTGCATCCATTGTTGTTAGGTTAAGTGAATTTCTGTTGTGATGCCAGTCACCGCAGAAGATACCGGTTTCGCAACCAGCAGCTTTTGCTTGATCTATGTACCAATCAACAAAATTTTCACAATCTTGGTTATGTACTTTGCTATTGCCCTTAAGGCCAAAGTGTATATCTGTAAAAACAGCCGCTTTTTTAAACAATTTTATATCTCTCTATAGTCATACTACTAGCATTATACGTTCAAATAATATAAAAGTCAATGACTTATTTAGGGGCATTTATTTTATCAGTTTCTCTTTTCTGTTCAGCTTCCCATTGTCCTTGGTTCTGCCTTGTAAAACTAGGATTCATGTCATTCATCTCTAATATATCGTCTCTAATGTTTTGATTTCTCTTCTCAATATTAATAACACGTACAAAACTATTAGTTACGGCCGCAGTATAGTATGCAAACGGATTAGCAGACTTAGATTCGTCAAATTGTAAGCCAATTTGTGCTAGTTGTAGTATTGCTTGGCCACGCATTTCGTCATTATAGGTGTATCCGCGAACATTACCACGTGTAGCGTATCGATCACACAGTTTCATCCACATTAAAGCAAGTTTATTAGTTGCTTTGCCGTGATCTTTGCTAAAACATCCGTTTTCCATACCGCCTTCCCAATGACTTTTGCCTATACATACCAACTCACCGTCATCATTAAATTTATAATGTTGAAAGGGCGGAAAATTAAGTTTTACTTTGTGATCTGCAACTGTTTTGGGGGTCTTTTTTCTTCCGGGCTCGTCTGGTATGTGATCAAACGTCATAATTCTAAAAATTAATTCTTCTTTTGTAATCTTTTTATAGTCAACTTCAAATTCTGCTTGTTTTACTTTTTTTCCTGCTAGTTTAGCAGCATCAAATGCTGTTACTTGTAGTCTTTTTGCTTTATTACGTTTTGCTTCAGCTACGGTCCTTATATTAATCTTATCAATGCTAGGCAAGATTATGTCGTATTGTGCATACGTAGGATCAACGTAGCTACAAAACGTAGACTTTGACTTGTGGATTTCTTTTAAGATATCCTTATTATTTAAATAGTTTACTCTTTTCATATTTTCTCCATTTGTAGTTACATTATAATATACTCTGTTAATAAAGTCAACTAAATAATACTATTAGTAATACTAGGAGACTTTATATATGTCAGGCAGACAAGACGGCCCCGGAACTGTAGCAAATAATGTTGCATCTCCTGTTAGTCAACAAAATACAAGTGCAGGTTCTCAAAATCGAAATTCAAAAGCACCTTCTAAAACATTAACCAACACAGTAGGAAGTGAAACTATCGGTGTTGGTGCTAGTATATTAAAAAATGGTGTTAAACAAACTATAGAAAATATTGCTTCAGGTGGCGTTGGCGGAATAATGAGTGCTATCAGAGGATTTGGTATACCTGTAGACGGACTAGCTGGCATCTTTGGTGGCGGTAGTACCGCTAGTTGGTCTAGAGATGATACAGGCGATTGGCGTATGCGTTTAAGTATTCCGGTTGGCATGTCTTTAGATGGTGTACTCCAAGCTCAATTGAATGAAACCCAAGGTATGATTTTTCCTTATACTCCTAGTATTATATTCCAACATTCTGCACAATATAGTATGATGAAACCTACACATAGTAATTATCCTTTTCCAATATACCAAAGTAGTCAACCTGATGCATTACAAATTTCAGGTGAATTTTATGTAGAAAGTGCAGCTGAAGGATTGTATTGGGCGGCTGCTGTACAATATTTGCGTTCAGTAACAAAAATGGCATACGGTTCAACAAGCAACCAAGGCGCTCCGCCTCCAATTATTTTACTAAACGGATACGGAGATTATGTTTTTAAAAATGTTCCATGTGTAATACAATCTTTTTCAGTTGATTTGCCAACAGATGTTGATTACATATATTGTCCTGAGATAAACACCTATGCCCCTACAAGAAGTACTATAACAGTTGTTGCACAACCTACTTATTCAAGAAGCGAAATTCATCAATTTAGTTTAGATACATTTGTCAAAGGCGGATATGCTAAAGGCAAAGGAGGGTTTATTTAATGTATTCTCCAAGTAGTCCTTATTATAAAACACCTTTTATTTCTGGCCAATATTTAGATGTACTAAAAATAAGACCAATACCAGCTGAACCTGACGATGTACTTTATATTATACAAGTGCAATATACGCATCGACCTGATTTGCTTGCATTTGATATGTATGGTGACAAAGATCTATGGTGGGTTTATGCACAACGCAATCTTGAAATTTTAAAAGATCCTATTTTTGACTTTGAAGCAGGAACAGAAATATTTGTACCAAAAGGCCCATCACTTAAACGCTTGTTGGGATTATAGATGTCATCTACTAATATACAGAACATAACAGAACGATTAAAGTCCAAAGGCAAAGAATTAGCACAAACAGGTGCTGATGCTGCTTCACAAGTAGCAACTCAGTTTCAGACTTCAGGAAAAATTACAGTAGGCGGCGTTGCAAGTGCTGTTGAAGGTGCATTATCAGAAATTAGGGGTGCAACACTCGACATGCCTAATTCTATAAACGGAATTACCGGACCAGCACTTGGTTCACTTGATCTTGCACAAGGTGGAATAAGCCAAGTATTAAATAGTAAACTTCCTAGCTTTGCAGGAGGCGCAAGTTTAATCAGCGGAGGGCTTGGAGGAATTGCTCAAGCCTTTGGAGGATTAATGGGAGGCCTAGGAAAACAAAAAAATATTCTTAGCCCGTTCTCAAGTTACAACTATGTTTTTACACTAGGATGTTTGACAGACTTTGAATTAAATTTTCCAGACTTAACTTATAGATATGCTGATCCTATGATTACAATTATTAAATCAGGAGGAGGAAAACCGTTAGTTGGAAGTAAAACTATATACGAAATAAACGGAAAAACAGAATATTTCATAGACGATGTAGAAATAGAAACTATAATAGCACCCAATCCTGCAACAAGATCTACAAATGCACTATCTTTAAGTTTTAAAGTACAAGAACCATATAGCATGGGATTATTTTTACAAGCATTGCAGATTGCAGCTTTGAGTGCAGGTCATAAAAATTATATTGATGCACCTTTTTGTTTAAGTGTTGAATTTAAAGGACACGCAGGAAACCGACCAATTAGTATACCAAATTCAAGGCGCATATTTCCTTTAAAATTTACTGATATACAATTTGACGTTACAGAAGGCGGAAGCCAATATAATGTAACTGCCATTCCTTATCACGAAACAGCATTAACAGATCAGGCACAGTCTACAAGAAATGATGTAACATTCGAAGGTAGAACAGTTGCAGAAATGTTACAGTGGGGATTTGATAGTCTGACTACAAATATGAACGAAAAAGAACTTGAAGGTGTTGAACAGGAAAATAAGTCCAAAGGTAATCAGTATATAATTATGTTTCCTACTAAGAAATCTAGTGCTGAAGAATCTGTAGAATTTGCTTCATCTGAAGACGAAGGATCAGCAACAACACAAGGCAACGATAGCGGCGCTGGAACACCAAAGCGTGAACTTACCGAAGAACAACAACAGAGATTATACGAGTCTGCTATAGCTGTACAAGAAAAAAGCATGCCCATTGAAAAATTTAAAGCAGCACTAGATAAAGAACTAGGTATTAGTGTAAAGAGATCTGATCTCGGCGAAACAATAAGAGATTATGCAGATGATCCAAAGAATATAAACGATATTGGAAGTTCAAAGATTGTAAAATCAAAAAATGACGTTGGCAAGAAAACTATGGTTAAACAAGCTGCTGCTGAAAGTGAAGAAGAAAAAGGAAAAATTGATCGTTGTAAAGTACAATGCAATCCTGATCAACGAATGATGACAGTTAGTAGTGGAAAGAAAATAGAACAAATTATAGAAGATGTAATACTAGTAAGTGAATTTGGAAGAAGTGTTGTTGATCAAAAACCAGATGAAAACGGAATGCTTGATTGGTACAGAGTTGAAACTAATGTATACAATGTTTCAGATATTGTAAACATAGATAAAACCGGTCAACCACCAAAGATTTTTGTGTTTAGAGTTGTTCCATATAAAGTGCATCACAGTAATTTTAGAAGTCCAACAGAAGCATCAAAAGGCTTAGAAAGTTTACAAACACAAGCATCAAAAGAGTACAATTATATCTATACAGGACAAAATGACGATATTATTAATTTTGATATAAATTTTAACACTGCTTTCTTTAGTAGTATTGCAGGTGACTTTGGTCAAAAAACAGCTGATGCAAAAACATCTGCTAGTGGAGGCGTAAATGCAGATAACAAACCAGCTGCAACTGGTACGCCTGATGCTGATGGAAATTCTATAAATGCTGATCCTGTAAAAGCTGATGTCAACAAAGGTAATACAACAGATACAGGCGGAGTTATGGTACATCCAGAATCAGTAGTTGCTGCAAACTTTAACGAAGCTTTAGTAAATGCACCAGTAGACTTACTAAGTGTTGATTTAGAAATATGGGGAGATCCTTACTATATAGCTGATAGTGGAATGGGCAATTACAGTGCAGGTATAGGTCCATCAACGAACTTAACTTCGGATGGTACAATGGATTATCAAAGCGGCGAAGTTGATATTGAAATAAATTTTAGGACACCTATTGATTATGTAGGAAACTATATGACATTTCCAGGCGGCGGCACAGCTCCTGTAGGTAAATTTAGTGGATTATATAAAGTATTATTTGTAGCTAATAAATTTTCAGGAGGCCAGTTTACACAAACATTACAGACAATGCGTAGGCCAAAGCAAGAATCAGATACTAACCAAGTAGCTACAAAAGACAATACAGGAGCGGTTACAACTGATGATCCTAAAAAGCAATTAATTGAAACTGAAACTAATGCACTTACAGGTAATCCTGAAGGTTCAACATCAAGCACTAGTGCAACTGATGCTGGCGGAAATAATAACGGATTTGGAAATGCACAAGGTGGAGAATTTGATACAACAACAGCTTCTAGTGCTGGCAAAGGAAAGCCACCAGTTTATAACACTGATCGAAGAGGTCCGCAGTAATGGCTAAAGAAACACGTTCACCCCACGTCAAACAACAGGCAAAACAATTAGAAGGTCCTGGTCCGTATGTGGCTATTGTTAGAGAACATCTTGATGTAGATTACATGGGATCAGTAAAGGTAGAACTTTTAAAAACCAGTAGCGAAGGTAACTCAGAATCTTCCGGCGAATATGTTCCGGTAAGTTATCTTAGTCCGTTCTACGGAGTTACGCCGTTTTCAGGTGTAAGCGAAAATGATGGATTTGATTATACACAAAAAAGTTATGGCTTTTGGGCTGTACCACCTGATATTGGCACTAAGGTACTAGTTATATTTGCTGAAGGAAACAGAGGTAAAGGATATTGGATAGGCTGTATACAAGATCAAAATATGAACTTTATGGTTCCTGGAAATGCAAGTACTAAGTTTAACAAAGAGGATCCTACAAAAGCAAGACCAGTCGGCGAGTATAATAAAAAAACTGAAGAAGCTAACGGATCAAACGCAACACAATATTTAAAGCCGTGTAACGCTGATGCGTGTGCTGTTTTAGATAACAACGGATTAGCAGACGATCCTGTTCGAGGAACAACAACTTCTAGTGCTAGACGAGATTTGCCTAGTATGGTATTTGGTTGGAGTAGTCCTGGACCAGTAGATAGACGTGATGGAAAACCTATAGTAAAGTCTGGAGGCAAAATTGACGGCATAGATATAAAAGCAAGTAGGCTAACAGGAACAACGTTAGTTATGGATGACGGTGATCCTACGCTTTTTAGAAAAGGATCTGCTAAAACTTCACCTAGCGAATATGCTAGTATACCAGACGGCGGTGATCCTACAAAACCGTTCAACGAATTATTTAGAATTCGTACTAGAACTGGACATCAAATATTATTACATAATTCAGAAGACTTAGTATACATTGCACACGGTAGTGGTGATAGCTGGATTGAAATGACAGCTAACGGAAAAATTGACATTTATTCAAAAGATAGTATTAGTATTCATACTGAAAATGACTTTAATTTTAAAGCAGATAGAAATATTAATTTAGAAGCAGGACAAAATATTAATATAAAAGCGGGCAATCAAATGGCAATGGAAACATCAGCTAATTGGACAGTAAAAGTAGGAGCAGACGGCATGCTTACATGTGCTGGTTCAAGTAATATCAAATCTGCAGCACATAAAGAAACAGCTGGTAGAATTGATATGAATGGTCCTGCTGCGGCAGAAGCAGGTGCTGCACCGATTCCAAATAGAGTACCTAAGCGAGGATCTTGGACAGGACAAGAAAATAAGAATCCCGAAGAACACACTCCTGAAAAAACAGATAACGATCCTAAAAAGATAGAAGAAGGTAAAGCAAACGCTACTAGTGATGATAAAAATAAAGAGAAAAATCCTGAAGATACATTCAAGCAATGCCAAGTTCCAGCTGCAAGCGGCAATCCAAACGAAGATAGGGCAAATGAAGAAGCCGCCGCTGAAAACAAAGATGCTACATTAGTAAACCAAAATGGCCAACCACAAACTGAAACAACAACTACAGTATCAGACGACGGCACTAAAACATCTACAACATCAACAACTACAACCGAAACAATTACTTCTGGCGGTAAAGCTGTATTAGTAGGTAATGATGGAAATGTAATTCCTGAAGCGTCTGCACCTAAAATTACAGGATATGCAAAGGATGCCGAAGGAAAAGTAACAGCTAGATTTGAAGAAGTAACGGGTGTAGATGCTGACGGCTTTAGTTATACCGAAAAGAAGCGTATTGCTGTAGATCCAGTAACTGGTAAAGATGTTATAAAAGGTGGACCTGAATATAAACCTGATAGAACTAACACAACACCTGTATCCATAACTGCAGATCAACAAGCCCAGATAGATGCAGAAACAGCCGCATTTGAGGCAGAGTATGATGCCAGGCGTGGCACACAAACCTAGGAAAATAAGATATGAGCACACAAGAAAAAAGATTATATCAAGATATTAATATCAAATCTAATAAAAAACCTGATTATGGTATAGGATCAAAGACTTATAAAGGATTTAGTACAACTGATCCTGATCAAAACGGATTTAATTTATATGACTTTAGTCTTATTAAACAAGATATTATCAATCATTTTCATATAAGACAAGGTGAATTATTATCTAACCCGACCTTTGGAACAATTATTTGGGACGTTTTACACGAACCAATGACTGAACAGTTAAAGCAAATTATTATTGATAATGTAACAGAAATCATTAATTACGATCCAAGAATAAATGTAAATTCAGTTACTGTAGACGAGTACGAAAGTGGACTACAGATTGAAGCAGAAGTACTATTTTTAACTTATAATATTGTTGAAAATATGCGTTTAACTTTTGATCAAAATAACGGATTTTTAAATACCTAATAATATACGTAGTTAATCAATACTGATAAATACTGTATAATAAAGGAAAGC